ATTATTAAGAAATCTTATGTAGATGGTATAGAGTTCTTGAAAGGTGAATCGTTGCCTGAAACTGATTTAGGTAAATTAACTGTATCTGCAAGTAAAGATATTGCTGTAGGATATGGTCATGATATAGTTTCCTTTGACCAATTGGTAGATTTTGTTACGATGCCTGGATTGCATTTTACAACTCATCATTGGAAAGATGGAACCAGAAATAAAGCTAATTTAATACCAGGGTTCAATCTTGTGGTTCTTGATATAGACCATGGAATAACTTTAGATATTGCAAGAAGTCTTCTTGAAGACTATACTTATATTGCTTATACGACAAAACGTCATACAGAACAAGCAAACCGATTTAGGATTATATTACCATTATCTCACACTATTAGTCTTGGTTCAGATGAGTATAGTAAGTTTATGGAAAATGTATTTAGTTGGCTACCTTTTGATGCAGATGAAGCTACAAAAGACGTAGCACGTAAATGGATGACTAATCCAGGACAATTATTTGTTAATGACGGTAAGTTATTAGATGCTATGCAATTTATACCTCAAACAAAGAAATCAGAAGAAATGACACTGAGAAGACAACAAGTTAGTTCAATGTCAAATCTACAAGCTTGGTTTTTCAGAAAAATAGGTGAAGGTAACAGAAACAATGTTCTACTTAAGTATGGTTTAGTACTTGTAGATAATGGTTATGATATCGACTCTGTTCGTAATGCTGTTGTTGACTTTAATAATAAAATTACAGACCCATTATCTGAAGCTGAAATACACCGTACATTAATGATTACGATTACTAAACGTATGGCAGAACTAGGTAAGCTCTAGTTGACAGGACCAACATACTTGAACGTCCTTAAAAAAGCTAGTAAATTTTATAAAACTAAAGGAGCAATATGTCTACAGAAATAGTTAATGACGACCTAGTCTTAATATCTGGACCATCTGCCACTGGTAAGTCGGCTAGTTTAATGAACATAGCAAACCCAGAAGGGGTAATGTATTTAAATTGTGAAAGCAATAAAAAGTTACCTTTTAAGAGTAAATTTATGGAACTTACTATAATTGACCCTTACCAAGTGTATGAAGCTTTTGACCATGCAGAAACTATGTCTAATATACATACAATCATTATTGATACTTCTACTTATCTTATGGATATGTATGAAACTCAATATGTTTTGGCTTCTGCTAATACCCAAAAAGCTTGGGGAGATTATGCACAATACTTTAAAAGATTGATGCAGCACTATGTAGCAAAGTCTACAAAGAATGTTATTGTTTTGGCTCACACTAAACAAGTGCTGAATGATGCTGAAATGGTACTTGAAACTAAAGTACCCGTTAAAGGTGCTCTAAGTAATAATGGTATTGAAAGTTATTTCAGTACAGTTATTTCGTGTAAGAAAATGCCACTTAATAAGTTGAAAGACTTTCAAAGTGATTTGCTAACTATTACCGAAGAGGAAGAAATGCTTGGTTACAAACATGTCTTTCAAACTCGTTTAACTAAAGATACGGTAAATGAACGTATTAGAAGTTCAATGGGTATGTGGAATATCAAAGAGACTTACATTGATAACAATGCACAGTTAGTCATTGATAAACTACACCAATTCTACAAGGTATAGAAAGCTCTGACAGAGTTTTATTTGTTTAGGTGACTCATTTATTGAGTTTAATACTTTCGAGGCGTGTAGAGCCTCTGACAACATAATTAAAAAGGAAATATTATTATGGATTTATTTAAAAAAGACGCATCAATTGAAGAAGAAAAAGACACACTAGGTGGTGGTGGTTTTGTATGGGCTACAGGACTTTATGACGTTGCAATTGACTCAGTATACATGGACCAATCTAAAGGTGGTGCTTACTCACTAAACTTCGTATTCAAAACTGCTGATGGTAGAGAATTAAGAGATACTCAGTATGTTACTTCTGGTGCTGAAAAAGGTACAAGAAATTACTATGAAAAAGATGGTAAGAAACATTACCTGCCTGGCTTTATTACTGCAAATGATATTGCTGTAGCTGCTACTGGTAAAGAACTTTCTGCTCTTGAAATGGAAGATAAAATTGTAGAGATTTATGATTTTGACCTTAAGAAAAAAGTACCAACTACTAAACCAGTATTCATGGAAATGATTGGTAAAACTTTTAAACTTGGTGTTCATAAAGTTAAAGAGTACAAAAATGTAAAAAATGGTGCTGGTGAATATGTACCAGGTAATGAAATTAAAGAGTTTAATGAAGTTGCTAAGGCATTTAACAATGATGGTCTTACTGCTGTTGAAGCAAAAGCTGGGGCAAGTGAACCAGAATTTGTTAACAAATGGTTAGAAAAAAATGGTGCTGACTTTATCAAAGACAAAACTAAAGGTGTAACTCCTGCCGCTGGTGGTGGTGGAACATCTGGAATGCCTACTGCAGGTACTGGTGCTGCTCCTTCATTATTTAATAAGTAATAAATATGAAAGCCATAGTGCTTCCAATTTACTATACTCAAGAGTACAAACGTGGAAAAACTATGAAGCGTAAAGATAAGGAAGGTAAAGTAACTACTAAAGTAGTATATGAACGTACCTTTCTTGTTGGTATGAATTGGTATAGGAATGCTGACCCATACACAAATAATGAGGTCAAAATTTGGTATGATGAAGAGATAACTAAACAGTTAGGTGTAAATCCAGATTTAACTAAGCCTTTTCAGTATACCCTAAATTTAAAATTGTATTATTCAAACCCCAGTTGTGATGGGTCTAATATATTTTCACTTATAGAGAAGTATATTTTAGACTCTTTGCAAAAATTAGGTTGGGTAAAACAAGATAATGTTAAGTTCCATACAGGTACAACTACAGAAGTAGTTGGAAAAGATAGTGATAACCCTAGAGTTGTCGCTGAAATAATAAGGAAAGAATATGACTAAGTATAAAGAATTATTTTTACAACATGGTAAACAAGTAGATATAAAGTTGCAAGAAATTGTTACTAAATTAACAACAACTACTGACTTTAAAAATGACCAAGTAGATATATTAATTTCTTTGGGTCTAATTGGAAAATTCAATTCTGATTTAGTTAGTTTATTAGCGAACGATGCACCTAAACATTTAGTAGCTCAATTTGTAAATGAAGACCCCGCAGAATTGTATAAAGTAAGTGTAAGTGTAAGTGAACATGAGAGTTCTTGTAATGGTGAACCAACTAAAGAAGAGAAGCAAATTGATGCTATTACTGAACTAGTTGGAATATTAGAAGAATTAACTAAAAACGCACAAGCGAAAGTAAAAGGTTAATTATGAAATTAATTATGGAAGAAGAAGAAATTCAAGCTGCAGTTAAAGCCTACATGGGTACTGATTATGATATCAAAGACCTAAAAGTAGTTGTTGGTAGAACTAAAAGTTCAACTAGAATTGAAGTTGAAGTTGAGAGAGTACAAGTTAAAGCTTGTATACCTACTTCACCTATTATGAGAGATATCAGTGTGACTGAAGAAATTGTTACTCCTGTAACACCAAAAGTACACTCTGGTCCAATTTTCTCAAGACTGGAGGAAGACTAATGGCTGCTGATAACGAACAATTAGTAGAGATTAAAACGCTAATGGATAAATGTATTAATGAGATTAACTCATATATAGAAAAACCTACTAAAACTAAAAGTCTAAATATTAGAAAAATGACTACAAGTATTGGTAAGTCTGGTACATTTTTAAGAGCCGAGCTTATAGCTTTAGATAAAGCAGGATATTAATATGAATGCTTGGG